GACCAATGCCTAATCATTCAGGTGTTCAAACTGGAGGATTTTTTTGGCCATTTGATAGTGAAGAATCTGAAAAACCAGTAGAAAAATCTATAGAAACAACAAAAAAAAAAAAAAAAAAAAAAAAAGAAGGAAAAAAACAGGATAATTTTAAAAAAAAAAATACAATAAAAAGTTAAAAAAAAAATAAACAAAAAGGAGGAAAAAAGCAGGATTATTCTAAAATAAATAATCCAGTTAATGGTCTAGATGTAGATGTTAACAGTAAAAAAGGTCAACAAATTATTCAAAATTATCTTAATACATTAAAAAATAAATATAATAAAAAAAATTAATTAATTATTTTAATATATATTTTTTTTTCTATATATAGTATATATCAAAATGATTGGAGGACATAATGGACCATGTGCTGTAGGCCCTGCCGGAGCATGTAGAAAAAGCGATGAACCAGATGGTAATTGTGAAGTTTACAACGGAAAATGTAGAATGACTGCTGAATACAAAAAAAGTCACACTCCCAAAAAGAGAGCCGCCTCATCAAAAGCTGCCCCAAAAGCTAAGCCAAGTGGTGCCGCTCCTACCGCGGCTGAATTAGCGGAACATGGCAGTTTTGCTAACTGGAGTCTTGCTGCTGCCGCTGCAAGAGCACAGGCTTCTTCTAGAAAAGTTGCCTCTCCTAAAAAAGCTGCCTCTCCTAAAAAAGTTGCCTCTCCTAAAAAAGCTGCTGCTTATAAACCTACCAAACAAGGTGTATGTCCACCACTTTCTCCTGAAGATTGTTTTAAACACCCAGCATGCTCATGGATCGCTCCTGAAGGCAAAAAAGCTCATTGCAGACACACAAAATACTTAAGAGGTGGAAATATTGAAAAACAACAACAAAGAACACAACAACAAAGAAGACAACAACAAAGAAGACAACAACAAAGAAAACAACAACAAAGAAAACAACAACAAGGCGGACATGATGGACCTTGTGCTGTAGGCCCCGCAGGTGCTTGTCGTAAGAGTGATGAACCAGATGGTAATTGTGAAGTTTACAACGGAAAATGCAGAATGACTGCTGAATACAAAAAAACTCACACTCCCAAAAAGAGAGCCGCCTCATCAAAAGCTGCCCCAAAAGCTAAGCCAAGTGGTGCCGCTCCTACCGCGGCTGAATTAGCGGAACATGGTAGTTTTGCTAACTGGAGTCTTGCTGCTGCCGCTGCAAGAGCACAGGCTTCTTCTAAAAAAGTTGCCTCTCCTAAAAAAGCTGCCTCTCCTAAAAAAGCTGCCTCTCCTAAAAAAGCTGCTGCTTATAAAGCTACCAAACAAGGTGTATGTCCACCACTTTCTCCTGAAGATTGTTTTAAACACCCAGCATGCTCATGGATCGCTCCTGAAGGCAAAAAAGCTCATTGCAGACACACAAAATACTTAAGAGGAGGATATTCTAAAATATATAATCCAGCTACAGGAAGAGATGTAAATGTTTTATCATCTCAAGGTAAACAAATATTAAAAGGCTATATCAATAAACTTAATGGTGGATATTGAGGAGCAAGTGAGCCAGTTGAAATAATTCAATCTGGAAGTGGATGAGGATTTAGTCTTTTTGATTTTTAATATAATATAAATTTGCAATTGATTTTTTTATTTAAACATTTGTATATAAAAAATGATGCATAAATTAATATTATTCAATATTATAATTAATAAAATTTGTTACTAAATATATATATATATATATATTTATATATTTATAAATAAATATGAAAAAGAATGAAGCTTTTTCAAATAAGGATTTTAATCCTTTTAAAATATGTTTTATTACAGCAATATATGGAGGTTATGAAAAATCTTGTAAAAAATTTGTAAGACAAACAATTGATACTGATTTTATATGTTTTACAGACAATAATAATATTATTAATAATGGATGGATAATTGATACAACACCATATCATTTAATTAATAAAAGTTCTATTGATGATGATAGTTTTATAAATTCACTATCTAATAATAAACATACTTTTAATATAGCAAAGTATTATAAACAAGCATTTTCAAATATACCCATATTACAAAAATATGATGTTATTGTTTGGTTAGATGGAACTATTGAAATTATATATGATAAAACTAGTGAATATATATTAAAAAATATATATAAACATAAAATAATTGGATGGCATCATGAACGGAGAGGAGGATTTTTAGATAAAGAAGTAGAAGCATCTCATTTTTTCAGATATACCAGTACATATTGGAACGGGCAATTACAACCATATCAAGATGTAGACGGACAATATAAATCTTATCTAGAAGATGGCTATAATGATTTATTTTTTAAAAATATTAAATCACATACTCCACATATGGGTGTATGGATTACTTGTTTTGTTGCTTTACTTCATAAAGATAAAGATGTTAATGAATTTTTAAATAAATGGTATTTACAAACTCTAAAATATACAACTCAAGACCAAATTGGATTTCCTTATGTTTGTCAAAAAACAAATTTGATACCATTTACTTTACCAAATGAAGAAATATATGGAGATCATCCACATTATAGTACAATGTTTTATATAAAAAATAATCACGGACAATAAATAAAGGTAAAAATTCAATAATTAATACAAATTTCTTACTAAATTTATTTATATTTATATATATATATTTATAAATGAATATTAAAAATAACTACATTCATGGTTTTATAATATTGTTTCTATTGTTATCAGTATATTTAATTAAACAATTAATAATAAATAATTTAGAATACGATAGATTATTAAAATTTAATAAGAGAAAGAGTGAAGCTTTTTCAAATAAAAACAATAAAAATAGAAGAAATAAACGACAAATAATAGGTCATGTGAATAATACACCTGATGAAATGAAACCTCTAGAAGCAACATTACAAGAAATTGGTATGCAAGAAGAGGAATATTCTAAATACGATACGGTTCATAAGAAATTTTTAGATACTAATGTGTTAAGAAATTATTAAATATTTTAAAGTAAATTATAGACTTAAAAATAAAATTTGATATAAAGCATTAAATATTAATAATTAATAGATTATGTCAATATTCCGTATTACCATCGATAACAAACAAGAACTATTGCCACTCTCTACGGAAAATCCATATCTTTCAGAACTTGAAAATCATTTATCAAACGAAAAAAATAAATTAAATTCTTATATAAATAAAGAAATATTAGATTTATTAGGTGATGATAACGTTAATAATATTGAATTAGATATGACAGTATGTTGTGATTTAGGTACATGTACAGATACTAAATGTATATATGATAAATTTCATATAGATGATAGTTCCTATAAAGATTTTTCTTCATCCAACAAAAAATACTTATCAAATGCTAGAGGAATAATAGGGTGTAAGGCAGAAAGTTTTCCAGTAAAAGGTTCATTTGAAAACGATAAAAAATGTACCTTTTTTAATAGTGCTGCATTAAATGTTCTTGTCAGTGACAATAAATGTATAAACCTTAAATTATTTAAGAATGGTAAAGTACAAATGACACATGTTCCTAATATTGATATTGGTTATTATTGTGTACAATTAGTTATAGATTATTTGAAAAATAATGATGATAATACAACCAAAAAATCTATATCTGACATAAAAAAAATAGGAATTTTTTTTTATAAAATCGTATTCTTTAAGTAAAAATAAGCCTAGTTTAATATTAATATTAATATTAATATTAAATATAAACTTAAAAAATAAAATTTGATATAAAGCACTTAAACATAAATAAGAAATAATTATCAGAGTATGTCAATGTCCTGTATTACCATCAATAACAAACAAGAAAAAATACAAAATAAATTATGGTCGGGGTATCATTTTGAAGTTGAAAAATTTTTAGATCAAATGGCAGACAATCCATATCTTTCAGAACTTGAAAATGATTTATCAAACCAGAAAAAAAATAAATTAAATTTTTATATAAATAAAGAGATATTAGATTTATTAGGTGATGATGATGTTGATATTATTTATTCTAAATGTATGTCTGATAATATTTTAATAGATTTTATAAAGGACTATAATGAAAAAATTAAAGATGAATATAAAAGTTATAGTTTAATTCAAAAAAAAAATGAGTTACTTAAAATGGTAAATAATATTGAATTAAATATTAAATCAGATATAAATCTAGAGCCTACCCCTTTGAGAATATCAACAATGACAGCATGTTGCTCTTTATATGAAAATATAGGCACACATATAGATACTAAATTAATATATGATAAATTTTATATAGATGATAGTTCATATAAAGATTGTTCAACTTCTACTAAAAAATATTTATCAAATGCAAGAGGAATAATAGGATGTAAAGCGGAAAGTTTTCCAGTAAAAGGTACATTTGAGAAAGAAAAAAAATGTACCTTTTTCAATAGTGCCGCATTAAACGTTCTTGTTAGTGATAATAAATGTATTAACCTTAAATTATTTAAAAATGGTAAAATACAAATGACAGGTGTACCTAATGAAGATATTGGTCACTATTGTGTAAATATAGTAATAGACTATTTGAAAAATATTGAAAATACAACAAAAAAATCTATATCTGACATAAAAAATATAGGAATTTTTAATTATAATACCGTACTAATTAATAGCGACTTTTTTTGTGGTATGGAACTTCAGAGAGAAAATTTATATACTATATTATTAGAAAAATATGATCTAAATGTAAGTTATGAACCAGAAAATTATCCTGGTGTAAAATTAGAATATTTTTGGAATAAAAATAATTATCAAACAAATAATGAGGGCAAATGTTTATGTAGTAAAAAATGTCAAGGTAAAGGAAGTGGAGAAGGAGAATTTCAATGTAAAAAAATAACTATTTCCAGTTTTCAAAGTGGTAAGGTTATCGTAACGGGAGCTAGATCACAATATCAATTAGACATTGCATATAATTTTATAAATAAAGTATTTAATGATAATTGCAATTTTATAAAAAAACGAACTAAAACTAATAAAGAAAAAATTAAGTCTAGTATTAAGTTAGAAAATACAAAATTCTTTTTTCTAAAAAAAAGTAATATTGTAAATTATAGTATTTATCCTAATATGATAAAATAAGTTGTTATTAATAAATTCACATCTACTCAAAATATAATATAGATTATAGATGTTACAAATTATTTATTAATATATTATCTAATTTTTTTTTTTGTGTAATTATCTTAAATATAAAATTGATCGAAGGATATTCATCATTTATCTCTATATGTGTATTTTCATTTAAATTTTCATTTAAATTTTCATTTTGTTTAATAATATTATTTATATTGGTATTATCTTCTTTTTCTTCTGATTTATAATAAATATCTAAATTATTAGGATCATATTCAATATTAAAATCTATATTTTTATTATTATTTTCATTTTCATTAGATATCAAAGTTTCATTATTTTTCTGATCAGACTCAATAAAAATATCAAAATTAGCTTCAATATTTTTTTCATTGTTATCTTTATTACAGTCTAAATTATTTTCAATAGTTTTAAAATTATATAATTTTCCGTCAGGAGTTTTTATACTCATAGTAAAGCTATTGACATTTATATTAGGATTAAAATTTTTTTTATATTCTGATTCACTCCTAGCTACAACTTTTTTAAATTTACCCATGTCTAAATCAAAAGTCAATTGAGCAAAAGCTTTAGATGAATTATCATTTATAGAGCTATAATTACTACCTAATTCTTCTATTTCTAATATTATATATGGATAATCTTCTATTGAAATACCATTCAAACCTTCTTTTGGAAATATAGCTGATATTAATTGAACAGAAATAATATTATCATAGGATGTTATTAATTTTTTTTCTGAATTATAACTATTTGATACAAATTCTATCTTAAAATTATTAGGACATTTATACTTATTTAAATTACGATCTTTTGAATCTATTGATATTAGAAATTCATTATAATGGTTATATTCATCTTTTATAATATTTTTTTCATTTTGTTCATTTTTTAAATTCTTTAATGAATTATTATTTGATAATTCTTTAAAATCTGTAACAACTTGTAATAATATATTAGGATCAGGATTTTGGTAAGATAAATTATATCTTGCTATATATTTTTCTATTATTTCGCTATCTAACAATATGTTCCTTTTTTTTAAAACTAACGATAAAATATTTATTAGCTTTTGCTTATTATTATTTATATTACTATCATCTTTTTTTTTGTAATATGATTTATTTATATTTTCAGTTTCTAAGTTGATTTTTGATTTAGTATTTTTATTTATATAATTATCTATATTACTATTTATATAATTATCTATATTATTATCTATGTCAAAATTAATTTTATCTTGATTTGATGTCTCAGATTTAATACTTTTTTTTATATTTTTATCTAAAGTAGGTTCTATACTATAATCTTTGTAATCATTGCTATAATTATCGTCAAAAGTTGAATTTAACGACTCATTATAGTTATGAAAATTTATAAAGTTATCTTGATTAATAGCTTGTATAAAATTTTGATCTTGCGAATTTCTATTAGAATAGAAATTTGATTTTATATCATCAAAATTATTTTTACTTTCTAGTCTGGTATTAACTCCACTTCTTAATTCATTCATTATTTATTAGAATAAAAAAATATATAAATTTTTTTATTTAAACTTTACAATTAATCTATTTTTGGAGCTATATAATAATCAAGATAACTTTTTTTCCCGATATTAAAACTAATCTTTAAAGGTGCTTCTTTTCCAATATTAAGAATAGCACGTGGTATTATTGAATACAATTTTATTATTTTATCTATATTTTTTATAGAAAATTCTATATTAAAATCTTCATTGAAATCATTTACAATATAATCTGGTTTATTAATAATAGGTCGAGGATTATTTAATATTTGATTATCTTTATCTTTGAGTATTAAAGTTTTTTTAGGGTTTTCTACATAATCTTTTTTTAATGTTGTTTTACTTGATCCTATATTACCATCTCCTACTATATTAATTATTTTGTCATTAGAAGATCCCATAATAATGAATTTAGCATTATCAGACTCAATTATATTTATTTCTTGACAAACTTTATTTAATCTTTTTAAATCTATATCAATAATTACATTATAATTTATTTTTGCTATGTCAATATCATCTGAATTTATAGTTAACAGATTCAGATTATATTCTGTACTTCTAGATTCATTATCAAATAATAGTTTTAATTTATCTGAGTTTATATCTTTTATTTCTAATATAAGACTATCTGAATTTTCTGATATACTTAATAATTTACAAAATGATTTCATATTTATTCCTATAATAACATTGTCATCCTTATTAATGAATCTATATTCTTTAAATTCATCACTGCTAATAAAACTATCTAATAATGTACAATGTGAAGAATCCATTCCTCTAAATGATATACCTTCTTTTGAAATATTAAAATTGATATCATTAACTATATCTTCTACAGTTTTAAATAATTTTTCTAATTTTTTAGGATTTAAATGTTTAGCGTAAAACATACTTTATTAGATAATATATTTGATTATATATTATTCAAATTTTATTTATATTAATGTTATCTAACTCATTATATCAAAAAATTTCTTTATCAAAAATCGGTCCAGTATTTAATTTAGACATTATTTTAGAAATTATTGAAGCTTCTAATGTTTTAATAAATAATACTAAAAAAGATGATATCTTAATTTTTATTGGACAAAGTCCTAACTATTTGTCACATATCGTAAAAAAGTATAGAAAAACATTTACTGTTCCTTTTTCTGGAAAAGTATATTCGGATGAATTTAGTATTCCAACAACTAAAAATATTAATAATTATGCTACAATACTAAATAATATTGGAATTACAAGAAAATTACTTGACTCTAATAATATTATATTTATAGATCATTCACATACAGGAGAAACACCTTGTTTATTCGCAAAAATTATTCTTAGATGCCTTGGATATATAAATAAATATTCTTATAAATTATCTGATTATTCTGATAGAAAATTTAATTTTATTAATATTGTATCTAATGAACAATATCCGTCGTGGATAAAAATACCATCAAAAAATTATATTAATTTAATAGGATATTTACTTATGCCTAATTTAGTAGCTTTCGCAAATGAAAGTCCGCCAAAAAATTCTAGTTATAAAATCCCACGTTCTATACCTCATTATCCTTATTATAAATGGAACGAATTACCTGATTATTCTTCTTTAATAGAAGGCGAAAAATTAATTATGAAATTAATTTTATTTCATGAATTCATTATTAAATTTGAAAAAATTAAGCTATTAACTCAAAATAATATTACCCATTTTCATATTAAAATATTATTTTACTTTAAAAAAATATTAAAAGATATAATAGATAATAAAAAACATAATTTGTCAATAAATAAAGATTATGATTTTATATGGTCAAATACACAATTAATTGATATTATTGATACTATATTGAATGAAACCAAATTTCAAATAAAACCCCATATTTGTTTTATCAAAAAATAATTTTTAATTCTTACTTTTTAGATATTTAGAATAAGCAATTTTACTTTCCAATCTTACTAATTCTTCAAGATCACTTATGTTATCTAATTCTTCATTGCATATTTTTTTCTTATGTTTGTTATCCATATATTTAGCGTTATATTTTTTTTCTTTTTTGTAATAAAAATTTGAGTAATATTTATTCATTAATATTTTAAATGAATATTAATGAATAAAAATACTGAAAATGAATTAAAATTAATAGAATTTATTAATAATATAGAAAATAGAAAATCTTGGAATCTTGATCATTTAAAGGTTTGTGGTAATATAAATAAAATAGAAATAAAAATGACAGAACACAATTGTGCGACAGATCATGGTTATCATTCTGATACAGTATCATCTTCAAATGATTTATATTCAGAAAAAATAGGAACTCATATTTCAAAAAATAAATTATTTTATAATAGCTTATTGGATTTTTATGAAAAAGGCGATAATAATAAATCTAAACCTACACAAATATTTACTGGATCTCCTAAATTTTGGAAAAGACCTGTTTTAAATGAAAAAGATATTAATAAAACTAAAAACTATATTGTGGATAATAATTTGAATGTCTATATACATTCTATATATTTAATAAATTTATCAAAATCAAATCAAGAATTTATGCAGAATTCATATGATTGTTTGAAATATGAATTAGATATTGGTGTTAAATTAGGTTGTAAAGGAGTAGTAGTTCATACAGGAAAGTCTTTAAAATTATCAGATTCAGAGGCAATTAATAATATGTACAATAATATTATTACAATTTATGATAATGATTGTATTAATGATAAAAATCCATTATTGATTGAGACTGCTTCGGGACAAGGGTCTGAAACTTGTTGGCAAATAGATTCATTTAAAAAATTTTATAATAGATTTACAAATGAACAAAAAAATAAAATAAAAATATGTATTGATACTTGTCATGTGTTTGCTGCTGGACATGATCCATTAGAATATATTAAAGAATGGAATGATACATTTCCAAATAGTATTGTACTTATTCATTATAATGATTCAAAAGAACCTTTATCGTCAAAAAAAGATAGACATGCTTATCCTGGTGAAGGTTATGTAGGAAAAGAAAAGATGGATGAAATAGCTGAATGGTGTTTGAATCATAATTTACCTATGGTAATTGAATGAGATTATAATAATAATAAATATATTATATATAGTAAAATGCAAGAAGGATGTGATAATATTAAAACATTTTATAGTCAACAAGGAGAAGATCTATTAATATATAGAAATTTTATAAACATACCTGTAAAAGACAGTATATTTTTAGAATTAGGTGCATGTGATGGTATTATATTTTCTAATACATTGTTTTTTGAAAAATATCTTGGATTTAGAGGAATTTTAATTGAACCAGTTAAAGAATTTTATGATAGATTAATTGAAAATAGACCTAATAATATTTGTTATAATAATGCAATCAGTACAGATAAATTAGATGTTGATTTATTAAAAAATGGGGTAGTTTCAGGTATTAAAAATCATATGAAAGATACATTTATTAATCGTTGGCATTCTAAAAGTATTATTAGAAAAGTAAAAACAAATACATTATCATATATTTTTGAAGAAAATGAAATAAAATATATTGATTTTTTTTCATTAGATGTAGAAGGAGGAGAATTAGATGTACTGAATACAATTGATTGGAATAATATTACTATCTATTTAATATGTATTGAATTAGATAGACACAATGAAGAAAAAAATAAAAAATGTAGAGAAATATTAAGTAATTGTGGATTTATATTTAAACTAAAAATGTGTTTAAATGAATTTTGGATAAATCCTAACTATTTCCGTAAAAATTTATTATTTGATTCCTTAAAAAATGAGAAATTTACAGGAAATATGAATGATTACGGAAATCATATTTATTTAGAAGAAAAGTGTAAATCTATTATTGAAAAAACTATTTATGAATTTGAAAAAAATAAATGATAAACTTTAAAAAATCTTTCTAGATTATTCATGTGTATATAAATGCTGATCATTATTATGATAGTAATATGCTAATAAACTTTTATATGCATTATTTACTTCTTGAAATATTTTAGAATATTTTTCAACTTCATCTGGATGTTTATCCGGATGAACTTCGGAACTTTTTTTTAAATATGCTTTTTTTAATTCTATCTTTTTTGGAATTTCATTTATATCTAAATCTAGTAAATTATATAATTCATTTACATTTTCTATTTCTTTATTTTCTACTGTTTGTAAATAATCTTTTTTATTTAAACATTTTTGTAAATTATCAATACTATTAATAATAAAATTAAAACCACTATTACTCAATAGATTTTTAAAATATTCATAACTTTGAGATAAAATCATATAGTTATCAGAATCTAAATTTATTATATATTTTAATAGTATATTTTCATAATTTTCTTTTAGATATTCAATATCAATAATAGTGTTTTTCTTTTTTTTGAAATCTTTTTTTCTTAAATCTGAAAATACATCAAAGAAATAATCTTCTAAGTATAAATTCCATAAAGATATATTTTCATTATTAACTTCATTTTTTATTAAAATATTGATATTGCTTATAATTTTATTAAATTGTTTTTCTTCCTCTGAAGGTTTTTTTGAAATTAAATTAGATTTTTTTTTTTTTTTTCTTCTTACACTTCCTTTACCTCCTGTTTGTATCGTACCATATTTTTTTGATAAAATATCTCTAACATTTTTTTCTGTATTTTCGGTAGTAATATCGGAATTCATTATTATACTTTATTATTTTATTACTTTAAATAAAAATAAAATAATTTATAATATCTAAAGACATAATAGAAAATAAATAATTCCAAATTATCTAAAATATTTTACTAATTTGGAAGTATTTCAATACAAGTTTAAAAATAAATTAAATACAATTAATAATTTATTTATAATTTTACAGTAACTTCATTTGCTAAATTTTTTAATAAATATTTCAATTTAGACACTTCTTCTTCTAAGGTAATAGTTCTTTCAAGTAATTCAGTAATATTAATATTTGTAGATTTTATATTTGTTGGTTTTTTATTAACTTTATTATCAGTAATTATCTCATTTGTTTTTATTAATGTATCAATACTATTATTTTTGTTTTTATTTTCTTTAATTGGAGTATTCCATTCTAGAAGTGAACCACCTGAAATTTTAGTATTTAACAATTGATTAATAGATTTATCAGATATTTTGGTATTAACGGATTTATCAGATATTTTAGTATTAATGGATTTATCAGATATTTTAGTATTAATGGATTTATCAGATGTTTTGGTATTAATGGATTTATCAGATAAGTTACTTTTAATACTACTAACAGTACTTACTGAGGCGACATAAGATTCAGAATCAGAATTATTATTTATTTCTTTTTTAGGATTATCAATATTATTTTTTTTACTTATTTTTTGAGGATCGGCTAAAAGATTTAAATCGTCAATTATCTTATTATCTTTATTATAAGAATTTTTTTCATTTTCAAGATTAATGTCTATAACTTTAATTTCTTCTTTTGTTTTTTTAGAATTTTTTTGTCTATTTATTTTTGGTTTTGATTGAGGAGATTTTTGTTTTTTATTTTTTTTTTCAAGATTGATAGATTCTTTATCTAATAAATTACTATATTTTTTAATAAGGGTTTTACCATTTTTAGTATTTATATGTATTTTATTTCCAATATTAGGATCTACTATATTATCATAGTGTAATGTCATATTGTATATATATAATATTATAAATTATTTTTTTTCTTTCTACTATTATATGTATAAAAATAAGCTAAATTTATATAAAGATTATCTTAAAGATTATCGTTTAATATTATTATATTCCGGTTATTATGATGAAGAATTTTTATTAGATTTTGTTATTCCATCTAATTTTTTTTATATAACAAATTTGGATATACCAAATCTAATTTTAATGTATGATTTATTAGACAATAACATAAATATTTTTTTAGATAATAAAAATTCAGACTGGATAGATTACAATGAATATTATGATAAAATCTATAATATTTTTTCTAATAATATTAAAATCCAAAATTATAATGATTTTAATAAAATTATAAAAAAATATAAAAATAAAAAAATTGCAACACTTAAGGAAACACTGTTTCCTAAATTTATTAATTTAAATGATAATATAATTGATTATAATATATTAGATAAAATATGTAATAATAAAAGAATAACAAAAAGTTTTAAAGAAATTAATGAAATTTATAAAGCAGTAAAACTAACCACTACATCTTTTAAATTTATATTTAGTAATATATCAAAATTTTCATATCCATATCAAATAATAAATTTTTTTAAATTTATATGTGGTAATTATGGACAATTGAAAATGGCATATAAACCTATATGTACATCTGGATCAGACAATAGTATATTACATTCAAATAATTATACAAAAAAATTACAAAATAATCAATTAATTTTATTAGATATTGGGTGTAAATTTAACAATTATTGTTCTGATATAACCAGAACATTTCCAATTAATGGTAGATTTAATAAATCGCAAAGAGAAATATATAATATAGTTTTAGAAGCAAATATCTATTGCATTAATAATTCTAAGATTAATACAATATGGAATGAATTATCCAATAAATGTTTTATTATAATCTATGAAGGATTATTAAAATTAGATATTGTAAAAAAAGTTTCAGATTTGTATAAAAAAATTGATTTAGGAAAATTATTTATGAAACATTCTTTAGGTCATAATATAGGTATTGATGTACATGATGTATGTTCTATACTAGTTTTAAAAGAGAATATGGTAATAACAATTGAACCAGGTATATATTTTTCAGATGAGCAATGTTTAAATAAAAATGTGAATAAATCAGTTTGGAAAAAATATAAAAATATAGGTGGTATACGAATAGAAGATGTAATATTAATAAATAAATATAAGACTATTAATTTATCATTAAATTTACCAAAAAAAATAGAAGAAATTGAAAAATTATTACTAATATAAAGATATATACAATTACTTATAATAATGTATAATATAATTTACGATCCTCATAGTAATATTCCGTATGATATTAATTCAGTAAAGGGAATTAATGTACTGACTGAATATTTAAATAATGCTTTTACTGCTAATGATAATCATTGTAAAAATAAATTAGGAAAAAAAAAAAGAAAGAAGAAATCTATATCAAAAAGTAATACAGAAATAAATAATTTAGATTTCTTAAATAATAAAATAAAATTATCAATAGAAACAGAAACTGAAAAAAAAAAATTTATAAAAAAATTAAATGATACAATATATAATGCTGAAAGTATATTAGTCGATATAAAAAAATATTTAGATAATTAACTTTTATTAGAATATTTATTATCTATAAATCCCATTAAAATTGCGTTATTGTCTTCTAAATTAGAATAATAATTTGGTACTTTTTCAATTTCTATAAATTTATTTCTATTATAAAATTTAATTGCTACATCATTTTTACTCTGAACATATAATGTTATTAATTTATCTTTATTTTTTTTTTTTATTTTATTTAATATTTTAGTACCTATATTTTTTCTTCTATACTCTGGGTGACATCCTAATGACATTATATGAATATCTTTATCTTCTGTAATAGATGTTATACCAAATCCAATGATTTTATCAGTATTTTTTGCTAAATATATATTATAATTTTCAGAGTCTAATATATCATTTAAATTATTATAATCATAAAATATAGGTAAACATAATTTACCTATATTCGCACAAGAATTTAGGTCAAATTCTGTTGATTCGCTATCTTTTGCATTAATAATTTCTATCATAAATATAATTATATTTTCATCTTTAAATATTATTTTATAACTATAAATTTAAATTATCATACTTTAAATCTGGGATATTAAAAAAAAAAATAAAAAAAGTTTTAGACTTTAACATTATAAATGATACCATTACAAAATATAGTAAATAAGGTTAGAGAAATAAACCAATATACTGAAAATATTTTTGGTGACATGTTCTATTTAGAAAATTTAGCAAATGATGTAGAAATAGCAGAACAAAGAGGGGTAAGTATGGGTAGTATTCGTAATGATGTATTAAATCAAAGATTAAATATTGAAAACAATTTTAATAATATCTTAGAACAACTAGATAATAAATATTTAGAATTTATCTTAGTTAAAGATAAAATTCTTAATGTTAATTATTTAGATTTACTTTCAGATATAGATATAAATAATGATGACGTAAATGAAGTAAAATATCTAGAATTATATGCGGCATTACTTTCAAACAAAAATATTTTAGAAGATATAAAAATAAAAATAGATGACTGGAATATTAATACTTTTGGAGATACTAATTTAATAAATTTAGAACCTTTATTGCTTTTACATACAGAGGTAGTAACTGCATTATCTGATTTTGAAAGAATATTAGAAGAAGTTTCTAATAATTTATATGTAGTTTCAGAAGAAATTAAAGAAGGAGTTCCTGGTGGAAATAGTGATTCTAATGATAATAGTGATTCTAATGATAATAGTGATTCTAATGAAAATAGTGATTCTAATGAAAATAAAAAATCTCAGATGTCCTATTTAGATATTGGTTTAACACCTTGGTGGAGTTTTGCAGATTGGAGTACTACACCAGCCGGTTTAAATATAAGTTCTTTTGATACTTATTTTGGTTCAATATTTGAGCAATTAAAAAATGCTGGAGTTGATGAATTAATAATTTCATTTGGTCAAATAAAAAATATTCCTATATTAAATCCAGATATAAGTAGCATATGGATAAAGTCCGATTTAATTGAATATATAAATACTACATATGTAGTAGGGACAGATTTATTTAAACAATATTTACATGAATATCCTGATGCTGTAAAAAGAATGATAACATTAGGTAAAAATAATTATAATATGAAATTTAATTTAGCCTTTGGAGGAGCAAATGCAAGAGATGAAGATTATTATATAGCACCAGGACAAGGAGAATTCTACGCACTAACTTTATTAAGATTATTAGAATTTTTAGAAATTGATGGTGTTGATATAGATTTAGAACTAAATAATTTTAATACTTTAACATGTTTGGATGAATTACACGAATTTTTCAGAAAACTAAAAAATGAATTAGATTCTAAAAATAAAACGATGTCATTAGCAGTTTTAGCAGGTATAGATGATTGGACTAATAATATTGCTAAAAGTTTATTTTATGATAATGGACATAATAAGATTTTTGATACAATGTTTAACAGATTAAATTTAATGGCATATGATGCTGGTGCAAAATATTATTTTTATTCATCTCCAGTAGGCAATGATAGTGTTAATGGTTGGTCATTAGATGTTTGGGCAGATATAATAGGTGATTCTACTAAATTAAATTTAGGTTTCCAAGATGCTACATCATATAATCTTAGAAGTTCATGGGCACCTCCTTATACAATAAAATCTTATCCATTTACTCTTTCAGAGGATAATAGTTTAAGTTCAGGAGAAGCTGCGAAATATTTATATAATGAAGTACAGGAACAATCGGGGCTTCAGTTTGGTAAATGTTTTTGGTGGCCAGATGAAGGACCAAATTTTATTCAAAGATATACTTTAAAAGAAGATGGTACAGCGGATTTTAAGACTCATGTTATATCGGATTTTTATAATTATGAATAATTTGATTTAAAATTATGTTATTAAAGATAAATAATATAATTTTAAAATGAATATTGAAAAACTATTGTATGAGATATTAATTAAACGATTACCAGAAGACTTATGTTTATTAATAATAAATTATTATAAAAAAAATATTATTTTTAGCAATAGAAATTGGTATAAGTTAAATCAGCTATATAAATCAGGAAGAAATACGATACATTTATCTGATATGCCCGATATTTGTACTATAGAATTATTAGAAAAATATATAATAAAAATGCATGGTAGTATATCATATAGATGTTGCAATGAAAATGGTATTGTATTTAAAAATTATAATACAAAAAGAATAAAAAAAAGTATTCTAAATGATAACTATTCTCAACATTACTTAATATCAAATAAAAATAATTTGAATTCGTTTCCAAAAATAGAAAGAAGATTGTCTGAAAAAGATAAATCAAAAAAGCTTCAAAATTATATAAATCTTTTTCTACCTAAAATATATAAAATATGAAATATATTATATAAATGTTTGAAAGAATATTAGATCAAGGTATTAATTCATTGTCCGATAATTATTTTTTTAAAGATATATTATTACTAAACATTGATTATTTAACAACAAATAAAGGACAATTTGGTTTTATATCTTGGAGTAATTATCGAAAAAAAAATTTTGTAGTATTATTGATTAATTTAAAAGAAGAATTAAAACAGAAAGAATTGGAAAAAAGATATACAGAGGATGATTTTGATTTATCATCTAAAATAAATATGATTTTATATCAAATGAGTATAATTGAAATGATTAATGGGCAATAGCGAAAAAAAATTGATAAATCATAATTACAAATTATTATTAAATAAATGACTAATCGTGTAACAAAGAATAAAATGTTAAAAAGTAATTATGCAATTAGTTGTAGTACAATAAATAAAAGATATAATAAATCAGAAGTATGGAAGAAGAAAAATGCATTGAGAGAATTAAATCAAAAGAGAATAAAGTGTGACAGAGAAATAATAAAAAAGAAGAATGAATGTAAAGTTGGAAAAAGGGATATGGAATTGTCCTCAGTGTTCAGAAAATGTATCGAGACTAACTTGTGCCCATGTAGGTAAACCTGTGTGTAAAATTATAGATAAAGTATTAGAAGAAAATCCAAATGAAGATAATATTTGTAAATTGGATATAATAGTTCAAGAGAGACATAAAGGTGCTATAATAGTAATTTGCTGTGATGATTGTAATTCTTTCCTTGATGATAGTAAATAAATTTTGTAAAATTAATACTCATGCTTTGTATTATTTTTTTTTAATGCGTTTAAATGTTCGAATAAAATTATAGGAATAAGATAATTTACTTAAAAACTATATTTACTTAAAAATAATATATTAATATAATATAGATATAGATTTGGGGCTGTAGCTCAGATGGTAGAGCGCCTGCTTAGCATGCAGGAGGTAAGAGGATCGATACCTCTCTGCTCCACTTTACTCCCATCGTATAACGGTAAGTATATCCCTTTAACACAGGGAAGATAGAGGTTCGACTCCTCTTGGGAGCAGTTTATCTTTTATCTTTTATTTGGTAAACTGAACTCCTTCCTAGATTTACATTTGCTTCCATAGTATAGCGGTTAGTATATCTGCTTTACACGCAGAAGACAGAGGTTCAACTCCTCTTGGAAGCAATATTTGGGGAGGTTTGCCGTCGTGGTCTAGTGGTAGAATAGTCGCTTTGGGTGCGACTGACCCAGGTTCGATTCCTGGCGATGGCCATATTTGAGGAAGTTTTCTCCTTAAATATATATTTGGGTCTATAGCTCAGTGGCAGAGCGGTCGACTGCAGATCGACCGGTCCCTGGTTCAAATCCGGGTGGGCCCTTAAACAGTTAATAGAATTATTGGTAACATAGCAGCATGAGTATATAAAAGAGATGCTATATGCAGCAGCATGGGTGTTACTAATTAAATTAACTTACAGCAAAAAACGACGGCGAATGCTGAATATTTATATATGAAGACTCCATATAAAACCATTATGGAATGAATATATAGTATAACAAGATACTGTATAGGGGAATAGCAAATCCTAAAAAGCTCTTCTACTATCAAGTTTTTAATATATGTAGTTGTGTTGGTTTCTGTGTTGAGGTGGCCGAGTGGTTAAGGCGATTCACTGCTAATGAATTTTCTATAGTAGAAGCGCAGGTTCGAATCCTGTCCTCAACGTGTTTTTACCTTAATTAAGGAGGAATATTTTAAATTTACATTTTGTAAGTTTTAAACCACAAATATTCCATTTCGTCCTTAATTTATTTTTGTAGTTAATGTGGTAAAAACAATTGTTACTACAACATTAAATAATACCTATTTACTAAATAAATTTGATTTGAAAATCTATTTATCTAATCAAAAATTATTTAAACTATTTATTCAATTTATTTATCTATTTAGAAAAATGCCCGATTATCTTAAAAAATTTACAGATCTAAAAAATGATTATCCTCAATCTCGTTTAAAATGGAATAAGCCTAATGAAAAAATTAATAAATATAGTTTAGTAAGAGGAATTTGTAATAAAGAAAATTGTGATAATGATTTTGAAATGCAGATAATTGCTGTCGGGAGACATGGAAACATATACTGTAAAGAATGTATCAAAAAATATAAAAATAATAAAACAGCAGAAACGTTAAATACAGGAACATATGAAAAAATAATAGAAAATTTAAATTTAAAATATCCAAATATTAAATTAAAATGCGAAAATAAATTTTTAAGTATACGCAGTAGAATTAAAGGTATTTGTAATACTTATAATTGTGAAAATAATTTTGAAGTATCCGCAAGAACCCTGAATATTGATAAAATTTACTGTAAAAAATGTAAAATAAATAGAAAATGTCTAAATAGTAAATCTGTTTTATTTTATGAAAAATTAAAAGATGCCTATCCTAATTCAAATATAAAAGTTTTAGTTAATAATCAATCTATCAATGAGAAAACAAGAATTACAGGGAAATGTATAAATGTAAACTGTAATAATAATTTTTCTAAATTATTACAATCTATAGAAAAATCTGGATGTGAAAAAAGCATGAAATGTCCTGAGTGCACCATACCTGTAATGCAAATTGCCGAAGTAGCAGAAAAGCAATTAAAGTCCCTTTACAAAACCAAAACATATAATTTGCCTTCCGGAAAAAAATTAACCGTACAAGGTTACGAGAATTATGCCATAGATCGTTTACTAAATATTGAAAAAATACAGGAAGATGATATAGTCACATCTAGAACTGAAGTTCCAGAATGTTGGTACCGAGACCAATCAGAAAAATTACGCAGATATTTTACCGATATATATATTCCATCACAAAATAGATGTATTGAAGTTAAATCAAAATATACCTCCCTAACGTCCCCTATTATCCTAGAATCTAAAATTAACGCCCTCAAATCACTAGGATATAATGTTGATATTTGGATCTTTAATAATAAAGGTGAACTCATACCGTAAATATTATATATTATCTAAAATGGAATGTTGTGTTAATACAAGTAATAATATTAGTAGTAATATAAATCCATAAGCATAAATAAGTATTAAAAAAATCTGCATTTTATTAGTTGAAGATATTTCTGTGTTTTCAGTATCTTCTATCTCAATATTAATATCTAACATATTTTTATAATATTTTAAAATTATAAATGCTACATCTTGTGGTATATTTTTTTTTTGTAAAACCTTTAATATTATTTTATCGTTTAAAACCATCAGTTGTAAAAGAAAAACTTTAAATAATTTCTAAATGAAAATTATGAATTTGGAATAATTTTAAATATTTATATCACTATGAATTGTATCTTTGACTAAATACTACAAGGCAGATTAATATTACTACTAAACTATAAATACATAAAAATATTAAAAAAATTTGTATTTTATTAGACTGAGATATTTGAGAATTATCATTATTCATGTATAACATTTTTTTATAATATTTTAAAATTATAAGTGATATGTCCTCTGGTATATTTTTTTTTTGTAAAATCTTTAATATTATTTTATCGTTTAAAACCATCAGTTCTAATAGAAAAACTTTAAATAAATTCTAAATGAAAATTATTAATTTGAAATAAAATCTTTCTATGTAATAGGTTAATTCATATTTAATTGAATAAATTATATTATTATATATTATAAATGTATAATAATATTATAAATCCAAAAACAAACAGAAGAGTTAATATTAATAGTAAATTAGGGAAATTCATATTAACAAATTACTTTAATAAAATTTATGGAGGAGCAAAAAACAAAGAATTTTGTGAGATAAATGAAAAAACTAATAGATGTATAGGAACAAATACAGACCCAAAGGATGGCAAATGTGTGAAAAATTCTAAAACTAATAGATGTAAAATGACTGATAACTATAAAAAATCAGAAAGACCTAAAGCTACCAGAGAAAAAACCATTAAAACTCATAAAATAAATACAAATGAACTAGAATTTGATTTTAATGATGTACCCGATTTACTGGAAAATCCACCACGTCCTGCTGTATGGGATGACCTAACTCGTGAAGATTGGACATGGGGTGATGAAGATCATCCAGAAGAGGTAGAAGAAAAAGAAAATTATTTTAAAGAGGTGCAAAGAATAAATGTTTTTAATAGAAAAAAGGAGAAAGAATACTGGAAAATAGTACTAACTTTATTAGGTAAATTTAAAGAAGGAGATATAATTGAGGATTGCTGGGCTGATCCTACGGAAAAATATATTATAGGAAAAGATAATAATGAATTTGTAGTTAATATATATTGGGACTAAATAGGAAAACTTTATTTTTTTTTATTATAATAATATATAATGAGTAATCATGGAAAAGGAAATCGACAATCTGATTGGTTAATAGAACAAAATTTTTATACCTATCCTACTCCTATTAGAGGAAATAATTTTATAAATGGAAGCTATGATCATAATTCTGATTTAGACACATGGAACACATATGGTTACGCAATTTTTGAAAATTTTAATAATAAATCATATAAATTTAGTTCCATACGTATTATAACTAAAAATATTAATAATAAATTTTCAGATCCTGGATATTGTAAATTTGAGGTATTTGGAAAAAATAAACAAAATTTATGGATATCTTTAGATAAATTTAAAGTAGGAAAGACAGATGAAAGTTTTGATTATGCGGACATAACTGATGTCCCCAATCTAACACAGGAAAACATAATATATCTAACAAGAAATTTTGAAAATAATAAGTTTTATTATTCTTATTTGATAAAAAATATAGAAAATACAGAAAATTTTAAATTTCCAATAATAGAAATTGAATGGGACTATAATACAACTACAACTACAATTACTAATTCAGCTACTACTGGTAATTATCTTCTTCAATACTCTCCTTACTATGATGTTATGAATGCGATTGATATTCAGCATACAGCATTTAGTCATTTTAGTTCGGAAAATATAGTTATTAGCATAAAGCAAAATGGTCAATCTATTGCTTCTAAACTATATAAACTTGTACCTAATGGAGGTAAGCTACAAATAACCGACTTATTATTAGATACAAATATTAATGATGTTACTTTCAATATTCAATTAAAACCAGTGCTTTCTAGTTTATATGCTCCTTTCTCTTTTGTAATCTTAGCATCAGATATTGAGGAAATACTTTTTAATCCAACAATCAATAATCCGGAAATAGATAATACTAATAGTAGTTTTACTAATACAAAATTGCTATATGGTAATAATTTTGAAAATACTCTTATTACACAATTAGAATCTATAGGTAATTCAATATTTACTATAGATACACCTATTAAAGTTACTCTGAAAGAGGGTGGTATAACTCCTGATCCACTTGTATTCAACCAGCTCATAATTGGTAGTGAAAAAAAAATAACGTTAGGACCAATCTTACTAACGAGAGAACCAAATGATTCTTCTTCTGTTTTATTAGAATATGAATATGAGAGTGAAATTTATAATTGGATAATACCAAGTGATCAAATAAAACCTGCTACAGATATGGTTGATAATATTGTACCAGCACCAAGTAATTCTACATCAAATGCATTATTGGTTGATCAGAGTACAAGATTAAATGTTGTGTTACCTTCTGATTATGAAACCTATTTTAGAAGTACAGTTGATGATACTATAGATAGTATTTCATTAAAAGTTGGTAATACTATAACTAATAATCTGGATCAGAGTGAATTTACAGATTTAACAGATTTAAGTATCGATAAAGCAACTCAAACTATATCTTTTAAATATACAGCCCGTTCGACAAATTCACATACTTTTATTATATCATTCAAAAATTATTCTAAAAAATTTTATTATAAAATATCAGATAATGATATAGACAATTTTTCTTTTCCAACTACTATAGGTACCATTACAAGAACTCCATTATCTATTACATATGGAGATACAGTACAGATTACTATTCCATTTTTACCAGAAATTAAATCAGGAATAATAGGATCAATTGATAATATTACTGAAACAAGTTTCGTTATTACAGATAGGGATACTGTGACTAAAAATAATAATACAGTTAATGTATCACAGGGAGTGGGGAGCCCTGGAGATGAATGGTACATATTTACGATAGCAACTGTTCATAAAGATACATACCTAAATACTGAATATGTAATTGATTGGGAAAATACTGATAATAGTAACACACACGGAGGTTATTTTACGAAAAAGTCGGGTGATAGCTTAACTGATACTATAATTAGAGGAACAGGTCCTATTTGGTGGTGGTATCCCGGTCCCGGAAGTTATGCACCAACAGGTTGGTTACCAGGGGGTGTGTCAGCAAATCCAGGTCGTCCCAAATTCCTCAAAGAGGATATAGCAATAGACACATACCACCTACGGCATCAAATGAAAATTCAATTTACTGATGATCAAATGATCATTAAAGACAATATTACTGGTAATTGGCAGGAGTCGTCATGGCCTATGTATAATTCCACATATTTTGGTACTAACGATGAATTTGAATTAATGTATAAAATGTTTCATGATCAAACTGGTCCACATAATTTTACAGTTAAACATAATATTATACCAAGTAGTAATTTTATATCAGGTAATAATTTTAAATGTAAATTAGTTGTAAATGATAATTTATATAAAGATGGAGTTATAACTCTACGATACCCTACACATTATGATAATCTGGAAGAGAAGTATAATATTATGAATTTACTTCCAATTATCAATAATCTAGAAATAGATAATACTAATAGTAGTTTTAGTAATACAAAATTATTATTTGGTAACAATTTTGAAAATAATCTATGTTTAGAAGAAAAATCTATATTTTTAGAGAATGGACAAGACGTTACGGTAAATGTAACTGAAGGTGAAGATTATGAAATACTAGACTTTAAGACTAGTGAAACATCAACTGTTACATCTATTGAACTAGAAACTGTTTCAATAATAGTTGTTGGTGGAGGAGGTTGTGGTGGTATTTATGACGGTGGTTATGACCCGAACCCAAATGGTACCCCTGATAATTCTGGTGGTGGTGCTGGAGGACTTATTTATTTGCCATCATGGGATTTGAATGGATACAGTACTTTAGAAATCAAAATTGGAAATGGTGGTAATTTCGCGGCACTGCCTGACTCACCGGGGGGTAATGGTGAAAATACAACTGTAACTGCTACAGGAAATGGTGTAACTACTAAAACTTTGATTGCTTATGGAGGTGGTCGTGGTGGTTGTCACACCCATGCAGGTGCGGATGGTGGTTCTGGTGGTGGAGGGTGGGGCTATAGTAGTACTCTATACCCGGGTAACACAATTCAGCCTCCAGACACAGATGATCTTGTTTATAATTACACTGGTACAGGGTTTGGGAACGATGGGGGGGTAGGGGTAAGTGGGTCGGGGGCCGGTGCAGGTGGTGGTGGGGCAGGTGGTAGAGGTTATCATCATAATGAAGGTAAGCACGGGGGAGTAGGACAAAATTATGAAAATATATTTGGTAGCAATTACGGAACAAATGGTTGGTTCGCGTCAGGAGGAGCAGGTATTTCTAATTGGGCCTCAGTAGGGAGTGTGACAACCAATATTAATCGTGATAAAGGAGGGGGGGGTGATGCTTATATTTATAACACCGCGAATCCTGAACCACTTCCATACCATGATAATGCAAATGGTATGGCAAATACAGGCGGTGGTGGTGGTAGTGGTGGTCATGGAGGTTCTGGTATAGTAGTTATTCGATATATTAATAAGAAAAAATTTACACCCACAATTAATAATAAAAAAATAATGTTCGGACCAATTGTATTACCAAATAATTCTCCTTTTTCCATAGAATATATCTATAAAAGTATTGAATATAATTGGACAATACCTAGTGATCAAATAAAGGCATCTCAATAGGAACAATAAATAAAAAATATAATTATTTATAACATGAATAAAATAATTATATTTATGTTTATTTTTATGTTTATTCTATAATATAGTTAATATTATTTATTTATGAGCAAAAGCTTCAAGGAAAGTTTCATTATGAAACCATGCCCAATAAGCTAATATTATAAATATGACAATTCTTATAATTCTAAGTGGTCTAAGTTCTGTGTTCAATGCGTCCAGTCTTTCTTGTTGGTGTCGTCGTACAGCTCTTCTTTGTATTCTTGCTATTCTTCTTTCTTCTCTTCTTTGACGATTATCTTCATTATTATCTTGTGGTTTACTACTACCAGCACCACCTCCATTTAATTGTAAATTCATTAGATTAATTTCATTTGAATTAATCATTTTAATTATTTCATTCATATCAATATCTGAATTAGTTTTTTTTATTACCCATTTAAATATTTCTGAAATTATATCTTTATTTGTATGATTATTCTTTAATTTATTAAAAAAAAGTTCTACTTCATCTACACTTTTTAATTTTAATTCTTTTACTATATTTTTTAATTTTTGTTTTTTTTTTTCAGTACCACCATTATAATTTTTATTAGATAAATATTTACCTAGTATTTTTCTACCTAATGTAGAATTAACATTTACTTGTCTACCGGTAATTGGATTTTTGATTTTATTATAATGCATTTTATATATATATATATTAATAGATATTTATTAATAGATATTTTAATGGTATACAATTAATTCAGATAAAAATTTCTAAATTATTCAAAATTATAAATTAATATTATAATTCCATTTTTAGTTAATTAATAAGTGATAAATATATTAGGAAATAATAAAATTAACATTCTATTCTAAATTTGAAATATATATTAATATAATATTTATAATACAATCACACATTTATTTATTTATTATTCTAACATTATTATTATTTATAGGATTTTCAAAATCATTGACAGAAAATATTGTAATAAACAAGAGAGACAAGAGTCTAACGCTAATTAGTGGAAAATGTACAATGTATCATAATAAATTGATAAAAAAATTAGTTACTTATTTATCAAACTATTATGATAGATTCTACTGATCTCAGCGATAAGTAAACTTATACTCACACTATCCTCACCCTCATTAGTAATAATATTTTCTATATATAGAAATACAAATAAATTTATACCTATAAAATATAAATATTTACCAAATTAGGCATATTAGATAGAAGTCTGTAAGATCTCCTCAATAGGACTATCAAATTATATTCCTATTTTTAAGAATACGCCATATATGGCTGGAATATATAGTATTCTATATGATACTATAAAAATATCTTTAAATAATTTATATTTTAAGTATTTTTGATAAAAGAAAAATATAATTTTAATATTATTAAATATATTCCATAATGTCTAATTTATGTAAAGAAGATCAATTACTGAGTTTTATAGAAAAAAAAAAAAATAATGATACAGTTGTTGATTCAAAAAAAATGTTTTTTATATATACCAAAGCAATAAGAAATTCAATTACTAAAACATATGATAAGTTAAAAAACTATGATAATGTAATATATTGTACAGAAATGATTAATTCAATATTTTGGATTATTGTTAATTATACAAATAATTTAAAATTAACAATGTTTTTATGTGAAAGAGCTATAATACTTTATATTGAATATATATCTCTTTCAAATAACTTAAATTCAAATGAAGAAATAAATATCCTTGATGTAAAATTATTTATTTTCAAAAAAACATTAGGACCATTAAAGTTAAATTTTAATGACGAATCTAATAATGGTACAAAACAAGTAATTTTAAATATAAAAAATATTTCTAAATATATGAAAAATATGCAATATAAAATATTCTTTTTAAATTACAATAATAATATTATTATAGAAGATTTGGAAAACACTTTAGAAAATATATGTAGTTTATTGAGTAATATAATTTATAAATTAAATTCATCAAATTTGATAAATTATATAGAGAATTTATTATATTTAGATGATAACACAACTGATAAAAATATGTATAATTACATTAATGAATTAAAATTTAAATTAGAAATTTATTATTATTTACATAATAATTTAAAAAATAAATGTAATATGAAAATTAATAACTTATACAAAAAATTAATTAAAGACATACCAGATTTTAATAATAAATTAATAGATCCAGAATTAAAATTTACAGAAAATAAGATTTTTTTAAATATAATTAAGGATATAGTAATTTAAAAAAAAATGTATTTATAATATAAATATGTTAGAATTTTTAAAAAATCAAACGATAAATTCTCCTCATCTTAAAGAAAATAATATGACATACACCGAACATTGTAAATTTAGTCTATCATTAACATATAAATTTGTTAAAGGTTCATGTTGCGGTTTAATTCATAGTTTTTTTCCTAATGTTATGCAGACTTCAAGTTCAGATTTATCAAATGATATAAAGAATTCTATAAGAAATCGTAAAAATGATGAATTTTAAATAAATTTATCAAATATATTTAATATATTAATATATTTGATTTATTTATGTATTATTATAAAATAATATATTTGATTTATTTATGTATTATTATAAAATAATAAATCCAAAAACAGGTAGATATGTTGACTTAAAATCTAAATTAGGATATAGTATATTAAACAAATATTTATTAAAAATAAATCAGATGACAAGTGGTGGATCACTTAGAGAGATTTTTAACAATATTATTGAAAGAGATAATTTATATGGACTATCATTAATGGGAAATGATAATCCGGATAGAGATGAAATAGAAGAATTTGCGAATGAAAAAGAAATAGTTAAAAGAGATTTACAAAAATTTATAAATTTATTTAAAAATGATTCAGGATTAAAATTTTATATAATTGGAGATGCTGAACATGGAAATAATTTTCAAAATAATTTAGAATTAATAATTAAAATAGGTCTTTTAAATATAGATGATTTGAATAATGTAACTTTATTTAGTGAAAACATAATGTCTTCAATCAATGATATAGATAATAATTTATTTAGAAGATATTCTTTAGATGATAATACATATACTACAGGTGAAGATTTTGGTTTAGAAAAATCTGAATTTTATGACATGAGATGTTTTTATTCAAATTCTTATTGGGCTAAATACATTAAAGATAATAAGGGTGATGGTATAAATATTATAGCAATTGGAGCTGCTCATATACGTGATGAAATAGAAAAAAATATAGATAAAAGTCCTTTATTTTCATTGCCGTTACAAATACATTTAAATAATTTTGTAAGAATAGAATACGAATTACAAATATTAGAAATTCGTAATATAGAAGATTACCCTGAATTTATAACAATTAAACAAAATAACATTGATAAAAAAATTTATAATATCACTGATTTGGCAACAACAGAAATTTTTCAATATTTTGATTAATAAACAATTTTTTAATTTATTTTTTTATTTTAAAAAGGCTTAACTTCATATTCTAAAGGGATATAATTAACATTTCTGATAAAATGATAGGGCGGGTGTCTATAATTTCTAAAAATTGTATTACAGGTATATCCAATTTGTTTTGATAAATTTATTACATGAGCAGCGCCAACTAATATAATACCTGAATTTGTTTTATTTAATAAAGAAGCCCAATAACTTTCTACAGGATATGGCCTTGTAATATTCTCTAAACAAATGATATAATTGAATCTTTTTAATGTTTTTAATAACATTCTAGTATAATTTATATCGGGAGTATATAATTTACTACAACCAGAACTATCAGTATTTTTTCCATATATAAATACTTTACAAAAAATTAAACAATCATTATCTGATATTTCTGATGATAACTCTTTTATATATTTATTTAATTGTTTTTCTAAACCATTTAATACATATTCTATGGCAATCCATGTATATTTTTCTGAAAATTTATCTTTTATTTCATTAATAAATTCTAAAAATTTTATTTTACCATGATTATCTGGTACAATTATTATATTATCATTTCTATTTAGTGTATTAATAGTAATATCATCAATTAATAATGGATCACCATTACCAGTTTGAATCAAATAATTATTTAAATATTTTTTTAAAATTTTCATTGCAGAGTTAGAACTAATATTATATTTCTTTTTAGTAATTGGATCAATAATATATTTATAATTGACTAAATTATTTGTAGTAAAAATCATAGTAATATATTATATTATTTTTATATTATAAATGTTAAAAAATATTCATAAAAGATTATTATTATTTATATTTGGATGTATGATAGTAAGAACATTATTGGTAGTTGCAGCAAAAAAATTAAATAAGAAATATCTTAAATATATGGGTTATATTTTGATTTTTCCAGCAATAGGGTTTTTTTATATTTATTTTTTTAATTTACGAAAAACAGGAGGAGAAACATTTGGTAAACCTATTTGGTGGAATAATTTAAGACCGATACATGCAAGTTTATATTTAATATTTTCATATATGGCTATAAATAATATAGATAATGCTTATTTACCATTATTATTAGATATGTTAATAGGTTTAGGTTTTTTTATAAATTATCATATATAAGGTCATATACCTCAGACAACGAATATTCATTGCTAAATATTACTTTATCTCTATATAAAGAATCTTTTATTTCATCTAAACTATCTTTCATTATATCTTTTTTTATAAATACAAATATTACGTTTTTTCTTCCTATTGTATTATCAGATCTATTTAAATATATATCAAAAGGTATTAATTGTAAATTTGTTTCTAAAAATTCTAAATCTGTATATAAATTTTCAAAGTTTAAATTAAATATAAATACATTCCCAATTACTTGAATATTATCTGTTTGTTTTAGATAATTTATATCCAAAATTTTTCTATTATATGTAAAATTTTTTAAAAAATTAGTGTCATCTATTAATAACTCATTGTAATAATTTTGTACGCTTTTTTGATTTGGTCCTAAATAATTATCGTTAATTATTGAATATTCTAAATCATTTTTCCAAAAAAAAGATAAATTCATATATGCCATTTTAGTAGGTCCCAAATCAGTTAATTCTTTACAAGTATCAATATAATTAATTTTAGGAAAACCTAATAATTTATTATTTTTAAGAGTAAAAATCCATCGATGATGGATATAACCAAGAAATTTATTATCACACATTTTTGTTAATTCGGCATACTTACTTGGGAAAGATATATATCCTTCTTTAGCAATATATTTAAGATTATTTAGTAATACATGAGGCAAAGAAATATCTTCAATAATATGAGAAGCTATACAAAAATCAAATTTTCCATTAATTTTTACATAATCGAATAAAACTTGCCATTGTGTTTCAAAATTAACGTCAAAATGAAAATACTTTATATGACTATTTTCAGATATATTATCACTTTTATTAATATCTACAATATAATCTATAACAGAATGTGACCAACTAGTATATTCTGCAGAACCACCTATATCAATTACTTTATAATTTATATTTGCCTCCTTTTTTTTTTTTATATAATTTACTACATGATTATTATCACCCTCATTTAATAAAACATTATAAATTATAGGATTATTATTAAATTTAGAATAATATTCACAATCTTTATTAATAAATAATATA